GAACTTCTGCTTGAGTAACGTAATCACGTGCTACCTCCTCGCGTGTTTTGTTTAATAGAATGTCCATCCGTTTGAGGTCGTCAAATTTTTCACGAATGAAGAACCACAGTCCGCCAATTGCGGCAGATAAAATGGCGGACCAGATTAAATTAATGTCCATTAGCATTTCCATCTTGCTAGGGCAGCCGCCTTGCGGGTAGGCTTGCCTTTTTCATCTTTCATTGGCCCCGGCATACCGGACATTCGCGCGCAAAAAGACTTCTTGCGCGCGCCACCTTTAGGCTGGGGGGCTTTCAAATTACTTCCTGTTGCTGCGTTGTACTTAGCACGGCCCTTGGCAGTCAAACCCGCCCCTTTGGAGATGGGCAATTTCTCGCCGCGACCAACCGAAAGGGAGGGCGCTTTCTTGGCCATTACTGCGCAGCTCCACCATAGAAGAACAAGGTCACGCTGGTAATCTCCACGCCAGAGACATCAATAAATACCCCGGAATCAAAGAGAATTCCCATGTCCGGCAAAAGAATGTCAGTGGCTCCGGCCACAGCGGCGGTGGTGAGGGTCAGCAATGCTGTGGCCCCAACAACACTGCCATTCCTAAGAGTAATTGTTCCGGCCGTTGCCGTGTTTGTAAAATAGATGCCGGCTACCCGGGTGCGACCCGCAACGGCATGCGCGTCGACAGTCTTTGTGACTGCCTGAATATTGCTGTTGCTCATGTCCGCTCCTAATTAAGCAGTGCGTGTGAAGACGTATGCTGTGGCGCTGGAGAACATGAGGGTAAAACGAGCAACGCCTGTCACACCCGAAGCAACGGTCAAGTCACCAAAAGAACCGGCAGTGTCTGTGGCAGCAGTTGACAAAATGCCGTTTACAGCAACAACAATAGTCACGATGTTTGCGCCAGCAGTGTTGTCAATGTACAGGTCAAAAACTGTACCCTTAGCTGCTCCCAGTGCTGCTCCAAGCAAAGTGCCGGTTGGCAAAGTAATGGCGGTTGCAGCAGCAGATGTGGAAGTAATGTAGCCCGTAGCAACTTCAGCCGCAGTAGCCGTTGCAGTTGCGTTGATTGCGGAGGTCGTAGCGTGCGTGATGCGGCCTGTTCCTGCCGTATTACCTGTGATATTACCTATGACGTTGCCGGTCAGATCACCAATAAAGCCGTTTGTTGACGTTACTGGGCCGGAGAAGGTGGTTGATGCCATGATTTTTCCTTACATGCAAGTGAGGGTGTTCTGTCTGCATGTCGTCAGCCGGGACTGTCAGAACACCGGAAAGGCCCGGAATAGAGTAAATATACACCATTTACAGAAAAAGAAAAGACCCCGAAGGGCCTTTTCTTAGTGCTGCTTAAGCGCCAGGTGAGCCGAACATGCCGCGTGGATCACTAAAGCCAAAGCTGTAGCGTTCACGTGCCTTGTAACGGACGTTGCCTGTGTCGAAGTCGCCTTCAAAGCCGGTCTTCATGGACACACGTGTGAACATCTTCATGCCGTTAGGTGCGTCAGTCTTAATGAAGTACGCATCTGGATCGATAAGGAAGTTGTTGACGGTGTAGCCTTGAGGCACCATGCCCATGTTGCGAATAGCATTGATGTCGTTGTCAGCAGTACCAACACGCAAAGTTGATTTCAAAATGCGATCTGCGGTAAATTGCAGTTCCTTAGGAATAATCAACTTCAAGCCTTGAACAGCGATCTTCAAGCCACGCTCATCGGTAAACGCAGAGATATCAATCAATGACTGCTCCAAGGAGGTCTCAGACAAGTCCGCTGGTGTTGCCAGTGTGTTGGACAAGTTGGGGCCACTCAAAGTAGGGTGATTGGTTGCGCACAGAACAACACCGTCGCCACCGATAGAGGTAGTGAAAGCGCCGTTCAAGATGGCAGCAGCTTTGATCTGCTTGGTTTGAGCCATAGAGCGTGCCAAAGCACGTGTATAGCGAGCACCAAGGCGGTCATAGAGGTTGTCCTCTACGGCTTCTTCAGTCAAGGAGAAGGCCAAAGCAATGGTCTCATGGGTGTAGCGTGCAGTGTAGACCTCTTGTGCCTGGTCGTATGAAACGCCAGAACCTTCAGTCTTCACAGGTGCTTCACCAAAACCCGATTCCATCACCTCTTCTTCAAACGCACGGTCTGAAGTTTCGATTGAATAGATTTGGGTGTGTTGGTTTTCGTAGTTTTTATACTCGAGGCCGAACAAGGCGTTTAAGCCTGGCTCAAGTTCCTTAACGAGTTGTGCGCGGGAAATTGCCATTTATGTTCTCCTTATTGACCAGCAACACCGGCACTACCGTACACGTGTTCGTTGATCTTGACTACCACCACGGCAAAAGAGCCGTACTCGTTACTTGGGACGTTGTACAGGCCTACAGTTTTTAAGTTCAAAGCGGCTGTAGTAGCGAGCGTAGAAGAGTTCAGTTCCATGGTAGAGACACCAGTGGTGGTGCTTCCGCCTGTACCGATCACGTCTGCATTCTTGCCGACATCCGCAGCAACAAAACCTGCATCACACTGAACCAAGAACAACTGACTAGGGTCGTCAATCACATCGGCAATGATCTTGCCTGAAGTGATGTTGACAGAACCTGGATAGAAGTTCTTAAACGTGGGCTTGCCGGTGGTGGGATCAATGTAGTTGCAACCGTTAAACACGCCCACCGCAGCGGTGTGTGTAGCCGGAAGAAACCGAGAGATAAATCCCGCAGTAAGAACGACTAGGTCGCCTTGGAAGATTGTTCCAGCTTGGTTATCAGCAATCTCATATCCGTACTGTTTCTGAGCACCAGTAGCGGAAAGATTGCCAATAGGACGAAAGCCGAAAGCCTTGTCAGTATTAGCCATTTGATAATTCCTTTAAGAAAATGATTATTCAGCAGCCTTGGGGCCGCCAAAAGTGACGCGAGACTGTCGGGTAGGTCGTTGAATCCTCATTGAACCGTGAGCATTGCTTTTCATCAACTCGTTATCCGCAGCTTGCATTTGGTCGCTCGCACGTTGGTGGTAATACGCATTGCGTTCCTGCGCAGTCTCTTCGGGAATACGTGCTAAAAGAAGACCTCCCACGCTGATAACACCAGCATGTCGGCCGTCTTCAACAGATGGGACAGGGAAGTCAGGATACTCATCAGCACGAACAAGCTCATAACCCTCGCGGATTTTTCCAGCTACGTTCACGCGATCTTCCTGACCTGCGATTTCTGCACGAATCCATCTGTGCCGTGTTCCCTCCAGAGGAGGTGGGGCATCTAGTCGAGAAGGAGGAGCCCAGGGCTTGCGGCGTGTTTCGCTTTCGCGAGTTGTAGCGCTACGCGCTTCACGATTTAAAGTGGGTACAAGGTTGTCTGTCATCTCTTACTCCTTAACGTACTTGGCGTATTCCTCAAGAGGAACACCTAACTTTTTGGCCATCGCAACTTGACTCGGTGAGAGCCTCACAGTGCGGCGTGCTGAACTATTCACTCCCGATGAACGGGTTGCAGGAGCCACCGATTGCACGTTTCTGGTGGTACTGTTGTTTTGCGCTTGAGGAGAAAATTTCCGTGGATAAGTGCTTCTCATGCGTTTATCGAGCTCATCATAATACTCATCTGACGATCCGTCAAATCCCTCGTTGAGAACGAGCTGCTTGTGGATGCCCCAGGCGGTATTGGTCATGACCGTGTCCTGGCCATACCAAGAGTTCTTCTCCATCCAGTCTTCCAGCTTCGGGTCCACCTGAGCGGGCTGTTGATATTGCTGGGGTTGGGGCTGGGGTTGAGCAACAGGTTGGACAGGGACCTGAGACTGCTGACGAACATAGGCCTCACGGCGCTGATTCTCTTCCGCCACTTGACGTTGCTCATAAATCAAATCGGTCAGGCGCTGGTTGGCTTCGGTCTCGGTGTCGATGTCGCCCTCTTCGCGAGCTTTGCGAACAATTTGCTTTAAAGCCACAACCTGGGTCTCAATACGGCCCTTGGCTTCGTGCAAACGTTCCTCGTCAGTGTGGAACATCCGCTGTTGCATCTGCTGCGCTTGCGCTTGCACGCCCTTGGCGTAGGCAATAGCAGCTTCTTCCCGGCGTTGTGTCTCGCGCAGGCGAGCGGTCAGCTTGTCAATACGCTTTTTGACGCTCTCGCTGTACTGATTGAGCTCACTGTCAGGCTTGTCAGCGTCGCCG